AGTTAACATTAATGACTTCAAATATGCAGATAATTGGGATAACGAAACTTTTCAGTTTCTTTGTAAGTCTGCTGCAATGCCAGCATCTACAATTGCCCCAGTTGAAATTCCTTTCCGAGGAAGAATTTTAAAGGTTGCTGGTGACAGAACCTTTGATACTTGGACAGTTACTGTTATTAACGATGAAGATTTCAAACTCAGAACTTCATTTGAGCAGTGGATGAATGGAATTAGTAAGTTAAGTGATGCTAGTGGACCTTCTAACCCTAATTCATATATGGGCAATGCAACTGTTAATCAGTTAGGAAGATCACCAGAAGGCCGTTTTGGAACTGCAGGAACACAAGCAGGGGATGCAAGTGGTGGGGGTGCATCATTTGAACCATTAAGAACATATTATTTTGATGGTATCTTCCCAACAGAAGTTTCAACAATAGATCTTTCCTATGAAAGTGGTGATGCTATTGAAGAATATACTGTTACATTCCAAGTTCAGTACTGGATTGCAGGATCTAATACAAGTTCTGGAACACCATCTGATCAAACTGGCACTGTAATAGTGTGATAAATAGTGAAATAAAGGGCATCTTAACATAAATCATGGCTAAGTTATTTGGGTTCTCGATAGAGGACAACGAACCACAATCGCAAAATATAGTATCTCCCATTCCTCCTTCAAACGAGGATGGGAATGATCATTATTTAACGAGTGGTTTTTTTGGTCAATACGTTGATATTGAAGGTGTCTATAAGACAGAATTTGAATTAATTAGAAGATACCGTGAAATGGCATTGCACCCAGAGTGTGATAGTGCTATTGAAGATATTGTAAATGAAACATTGGTATCAGATTCAAACGATAGTCCTGTTGAGATTAATCTGGATCATTTAAATGCAAGTGATGGAATCAAGCAAAAGGTAAGGGATGAGTTTAAGTTTATTTTAGAACTGTTAGACTTTCAATCAAAGGCTCATGAAATCTATAGGAATTGGTATATTGATGGAAGATTATACTACAATAAAGTAATAGACATCAAGAACCCTCATGAGGGAATTCAGGAATTAAGATATATTGACGCAATAAAAATGCGTTATGTAAGGAAACAAAAGAAGAACGAAAAAGA